GTTCATGACGATAGCGAGCCTTCGGTTTCGTTGAATGTGAAGAAGAACCTGTGGACTTGCTATTCGTGCAAGGCCAAAGGTGACATCGTTTCGTTCTTGGCGTATGCGGGACAGGTTGAGCGACAAACCATGCTCGTTGACTTGTCCACTCGCTACGACCTCGAAGACCAGAAGCAGATTGATCCTCGCGTTGTCGAGAAAATGCACGCGAAGATTTGGGACTCAGGGCCGCTGTTGCAAGAGCTACGCAACAGAGGTGTCACTGATGAGATGATCCGCAAAGCTCGCCTCGGGTATCACGAAGGACGAATCACAATACCTGTCTACGATCTCGCTCATCGAATCGTCAACATCAGACGCTACCTCCCCGGTGGAGGTGCAAAGAAGATGCTGAACACAAGAGGCTACGGCAAAGCGAAGCTGTACCAACCCGATCAACTAGACAAGCACGAAGCTGTCTGGATCTGCGGAGGAGAGATCAAAGCTCTCGTTGTCGGTGCGATGTTGAGCGAATTCAGCATCGGTGCAGTGTCATCCACTGGTGGAGAAGGTTCGTGGGACACTTCATGGAGCAAACTGTTCAAAGCCAAGCGCATCTGGATATGCATGGATGTTGACGCAGCTGGACAAGCAGCTGCACGAAAACTAGGTACGCTGTTATCCCCTGTTGCAGAGGTTCGCATCATCAGCTTGCCGCTCAACAAAGAGGATCATCCAAAGGGTGATGTCAACGATTATGTGCATGCAGGTGGGACTGCCGATGACATGCTCCGTCTCATGGAGCTTGCCGCGCCGTTTGAGATGTCGAACCTTCCCGGCAAAGATGATGAGCGCGGGTCGCGGAGGGTGAAGCTCGCGAACGCAACGAACCCCGCAAACATGGGCTGGAGGCTGGAGATGTCTGCGGTTGTCGCTGCGCAAGACTCGACACCGTATCTTGTGCCGAATGACATCGATGTTGGCTGCACTCGCGATCAACCGCACTGTCATGTCTGCTCTGTGTCAACCCTGGCCACTGACGCAGCTGGCTACGCAAAGCTAAAGGTTCCCGCAGCATCGGAGGCAATCCTGGAAATGGTGCAAGCACCGAAGAAGGCGATGCGTCCAGCAATCATGTCTGGGCTCGGTATCCCGTCTTGCAAGGTGTGCGACTTCCGCATCAACTCTCAACACATTGTCTACGATGTGCGACTTGGGCCACAGCTAGAGATCAGCGGAGAGGGTGAGGGTAACGTCGCACAGCCAGCGCTAGTTGTGGACTCAGAATGCGAACTAAACACTCCGTACATCCTGCATGGTCGAACATATCCACACCCTAAAACACAGCAAGCAACGCTTGTGCTTGATGCTTCGGAGATCACCGAAGACAACCTCTCAACATTCAAGCTGTCCGAGGAAGACGCGCATTCACTTCAGCTTTTCCAACCGAAAGAGTGGACCGTTGAAAGTCTCACTGACAAGTTGGATGAGATTTACGACGATCTAGAGAACAACATCACACAGATCTACAAGCGACGAGATCTGCACCTTGCGATTGATCTCGCGTATCACTCCCCGCTGTTCCTCACCTACGAAGGCAAGCAAGTGAACGGTTGGCTTCAAGTTCTTGTTCTGGGCGACTCTGCGCAAGGCAAGAGCGAAACCTGCATTCAACTTCAGAAGCACTACGGACTAGGGGAGAAGGTTGAGTGCAAGAACGCAACGGTCGCTGGTCTGCTCGGTGGATTGCAACAGCTTGGCACCCGCTGGTTCGTTTCGTGGGGAGTGATCCCGACACATGACAGAAGGCTCGTCATTCTTGAAGAACTGAAGGGTGCGAGTACAGAAGTGATCGGAAGGCTCACCGACATGCGCTCATCAGGCATGGCCGAGATACCGAAAATTGAGCGGCGAAAAGCACACGCTCGGACCCGTCTGGTTGCTCTCTCAAACCCACGGGGAAACAGAGGTGTTTCCACCTATTCTTTCGGTCTGGCGGCGATACAAGAGCTAATAGGAGCGCTGGAGGATGTGCGGAGGTTTGACCTCGCGCTGATCCTCCAAGCTGGCGAAGTTGATGTTGCCGACATGGAGCAGGCGGTTGTTGCGCACAAGTACGAGAGCGACCTCTGCCGCAAGCTGATACTGCTGGCATGGACAGTCGGCACTGTGTCCTTCGACCCCGAAGCAGCAGCGATCATCAAAGAGCGCAGCGGGCAACTGTGCGAGAAGTTCAGCGAAGCGATGCCGCTCATCGATAGGGGCACGGCTCGCTTCAAGCTCTGTCGCATGGCAGCAGCGTTAGCGGCCAGAACCTTTTCATACAGGGATGGGGAACTGGTCGTTCGCAGCTGTCATGCGACTTTCATCTGTGACTTTGTTGATCGCGTCTACTCTGCGAAGAGCTTTGGGTACTTGGACTTCTCCAAGGCGCAGCAGCGTGCTGTCGGTCTTCGCGATGAAGAGACAGTGAAACGCTACATCATCAACACGAAGCACCCTGCACATCTGGTCAGCGAAATGCTGTACCGCGATGACATCTCTTCACAGGACATTCAAGATTGGTGCGAAGTAGAGCGAGACGATGCGCAAACGATTGTGTCTTTCTTTGTTCGGCACCATGCAGTTCGACGCAAGAAACAATCCTATCACAAGACCGCAGCCTTCATCGCTTTGCTCAAGTCGCTAGAAGGCAACATCCCTGGGGTGAAAGATGATGACGAGTTCTAGCTATCAGAAGGTGTTCGAGTTCTACGGAGATAGTCAGTTCGACATCCGTGAAGAGAACGATCTGCTTGCTGAACACATGTTGAGAGAAGTAGCTAAGGTTTTAGGCAGCCTTCCTGTTGCAGAAGTTCGGTGCTGTGATGTGCGCCTCGGTGTGATGTGCGATCTGCTGCACAACATGTGCGATCTGCTGCGCTCGATGGCTTCGCGTGACTTGCTTGCCACCAGCGAACATGTCGCCACACTACACTACCAAGTCGTTGCAACAGCTATCATCTTCAACTTGCCGCTCGATGCGCTCTTCAACGAGATCCACGCAGCAAGGCACGGTGGGTTCACACCAGATATCAGACGAGTCTTGACGGGTGCAGGATATGCTTCCTGATCTCAAAGGCTGCAAGCGTCTGTACCTCGATGTTGAGACAACGAGCTTCAACGACAAAGAGGCTGCGTTCAATTCCTGGAAGGGGCATCGCATCGCTGGCATCGCGGTGTGTGCCGATGACGGTCCTGCTCACTACCTCTCGATTCGACACCAGAACAGCGACAACCTTGATGTTGGTGTTGTGATGCGCTGGCTCCAAGAGACGCTGGACAGCTGCGGCGAGTGGATCAACCACAACATCAAGTTTGATGCACACTTTGTGGAGGCCGAAGGTGTGCGTGTCAACTGTCCACTTGCCGACACAGTTGTACTCGCGAAGATGATCGACAGCGATGCACAAAGTCATGCACTCAAGCCTCTTTGCCGGGGCATCGGCCTGGAAATGGAAGAAGAGCTTGAAGTGAAGGCGTGGCTGAAGGGTGCGAAGACGAAGGACTACGGTGCGCTACCTGCTGACATCTGTGGTCGCTATGCAAAGATGGATGTGATCGGGAACCGTGCGCTGTACGAATATCTGCTTGAACACCTACCCGAAGACATGTGCGAATTGTGGGAGACAGAGAAGAAGCTAACTTCGGTGCTGCTCGACATGGAGCGCACGGGCTTGCAGATCGATGAGAAGGCTTGCAAGATCGCACAGGTGACGAGCTTGCGGCGAATGATCGAAGCAACAGATGAAGTCGAGAAGCTGACAGGCATTGAGCTTGTCAACTCTCCGAAGTGCATGTTTGAGATCCTCTGCACGCAGCTTGGTCTGCCTGTCCTCGCTCGAACTGACTCAGGCGGGCCATCCTTCGACAAGCACGCGATGAAGTTGTATCTCGGCCACTCGGAGGTTGTGACGAACGAACGCGCACGCAGGGTGCTTGAGCTTCTGCGCACATACCGCACCGAGTCGCAGTTCAAGGGACTCTTCGCAGACTCGTTCCTGGACAAAGCCGTCGATGGTGTGCTGCACCCGAACTACAACCAGCTTGTGCGCACTGGTCGCATGTCGTGTAGCGATCCAAACAGTCAGCAGTTCAACAAACGAGCCAAGCAACTCATCACACCGAGAGGTGCGTTCTTCAGTACCGATGCTTCGCAGGTTGAGTTCCGAGTCATCGCGCACTACATCAAAGACGAAGATGTCATCCAAGCGTATGAAGAAAACGCAGACACGGACTTCCACCAGTGGGTAGCTGATCTCTGCGGGGTAGCACGATCACCAGCGAAGACATTGAACTTCGCGATGGCTTACGGTGCGGGAAAGAGTCGAATCACGCAGGAGTTGAGCGGCAACCCGAAGATCATGGAAGAAGTAGGCAAGGAGTTAGCCGGGGTGCGTCCGCAAGATCGTGCGAGAGAATACGCGAAGAGATGTGAACGAAGAGCAGCGGAGATCTATCGTGCATATCACGAACGCCTCCCCGGCGTGAAAAGTACAAGTGAGCGTGCAAGCGGTGCTGCCCGACGAAGGGGTTGGGTGCGCAATGTCTACGGTCGCAGACGGCACTTGCCGTTGGCGCATGCCCACAAAGCGTTCAACTCGCTGGTGCAAGGGTGTGCAATGGACATCATCAAGCAAAAGATGGTTGAGCTTCACCCGATGCTGACTGACTGCAAGCTCGTTGCGAATGTGCATGACGAGTTGTTGATCGAAGGCCCGGTTGACCTAGTGGAAGATCCGAAGTGGCAGAGGATGGTTCTCGATGTGCTGGAAGGTCCGACGAACATCAGAGTGCCGATCAAGTGGGACAGTGGCACATCAAGGGAGTCATGGGCATGCGCGTACTGATCGCATGCGAGTTCAGTGGTGTTGTCCGAGATGCGTTCGCAGCTAGGGGACACTATGCCATGAGTTGTGATTTGTTGCCTACCGAATCACCGGGACCGCACTACCGTGGAGACATTCGATACCAGCTAGATCAAGGTTGGGATCTGATGATTGCGCATCCTCCATGTACCTACCTCGCGAACAGCGGTGTTCAGCATCTGCGTTCTGATCGACACCGTTGGTACAAGATGTTTGATGGAGCAGAGTTCTTTCAGACACTCCATCGCGCACCGATTCCGAAGATCTGTGTCGAGAACCCGATCATGCACAGGTATGCAAAACTGATCTGCGGGAATCAATCACAGATTGTGCAACCTTGGATGTTTGGGCATTTAGAGCAGAAGGCAACTTGTCTTTGGCTCAAAGGATTGCCCCTCCTCAAACCAACGAACGATGTTCGAAGAGAGATGATGAAGCTACCCGTTAGACAAAGACAACGATTGCACTGGTTAGGACCGTCACCGAATAGACAACAAGAACGCTCTACAACCTTTCAGGGGTTGGCTGAAGCTATGGCAGGGCAGTGGGGATGAAAGAATCAGCGTTTCAATCGAAGGTGAAAAAGAAGCTAGTCGGTGCGGGGGCACTTGTGTTCAATGTTCATGGTCATGCGATGCAAGCTCCCGGCTGGCCTGATCTTCAGGTGTACTCGCCACGGTGGACAGGTCAGCTTGAACTGAAGACGATGACGGGGAAGTTGTCGGTCATGCAACGCAGACGCATCCACCAACTAAGAAAGATGCGTGTCCCTGCGTTCGTTCTTCGTGAAGATGGTGCGCTGTTTGATCCTGATAACGAAGTGGGCAGACTCGATCTCAAGAAGGATGGTCTGGAATGGCTCGATGAACTTCGAAGATATTCCGATGCCGTGTACCTGCTAACTTCGACATGGTTGCGAAATGTGGGGATGCCCACTCTGAAACAATCCCCTTCGTTCACCCCAGATCCACCATGAACATAAAAAACCCCATTTGAAGCAAATAGGTACAGGTAGGGGGTCTGAGCGCAAGCGGTGTTTTTAGAGAGAGCAGCCAGAAACAAAACAGTCATTCGAAGTTACCCGCACACAATCAGGAATAATGCAGAACGGTCAATTCAGGGATGCGAAGGCTCATCTTGACGAGCTTGCTCGCGTGGAAAGAAGAGAAGAGCGGAGGCTGTCGCGTCCGGTAGATAAGTGGTTCGAGCGAGGAGCCTTGACGCACGAAGCGCTCGACCATCTGCGAGATCTTCGATTGCAGGAGCGAGAAGACATCTTGCCCAAAGATAGAAGATGCCCTCGCTGCGGCGTTGTGAAGATCTCGTCAAGGCAGTGGGTGATTCTTGTTGACGACATGTGGGACAAGAGGTGGAGAGCGAAGCTGCATGCGTGGGTTCGTGCGAAGGCAAGAGAGCTTGAGACCGCAGCAGAGCAAGGAAGAGATCCTGTCCTCTTGAAGAACCCGTTTGGCTCAATTTGTCGCAGTTGTTACATGATTGAACCGATAGAGGAACCACTTCAACAGTTCCTGGAACTTGAACTGTGGTGGAAGCTCGATCACAAAGCGGTGAAGGTTGCTCGTTTCGAACTCGACGCGACAGGAGCAGAAATTGCTGCGGCTTGTGGGTGGAGTCAATCGCGACAGTCGAAGATCGAAACACGCGCTGTTTCGTTGTTGAGTGACGATGACATTTCGAAGCTACAACTTGCGCTACAACTGAACACTCGTCCTGTGGTTGGCGAACCAGTGCTGCGATACAACTTATCAGGGAAGGCACTGATGACCGCCCGAAGGGCTGTGGGGGTTAGCCGCAAGGCTCTTGCCGAGGTGATGGGAGTTAGTGCGAGCCGAGTAACAGCCCTGGAAAGAAAGAAACTCACACGGATCGAGCCGAGAGTTGCTGAATGCTTGACCCAAGCACTCTTTGGAATAAGTAGCCTACTTGCGGAAGAGGACGCTGGACAGGGGTAGATGTTGTCAGGCATACTCAGTGCGTGTCCTGTCGCTGTCACTTGTACCCGTATTTATGCCTCGCAACCGCAGAGTGTGGACCCGCAACCCGGCGATCATCAGGGGGCGCTGGCAAGGGCAGCCGCCCGAAGGGCATGCTCGTCGCTGCCAGTCCTCATGCCGTCGAGACCCGGATCGGCAATGTGGTCAGTGGGCCAGGAAAGGATCGTCGTATTGCAAATTCCATGGCGGTAACTTACCCCGGCAGCGAGGTCTTGACGCGATGAGTTGGTACGCGAGGCGAGCGGGTCCACTGCTCAAGGAGAGGTTGCAGGAACTTCGAGAAGCATCACCTGATGAGCGGCATTCGCTCGCAGAGGAGATAGACCTTGCTAGATTGATCGCAGAACGAAATGTGCGTATCTACGACAAGACTGTGATCGAAGGGCAAGGGTCCGCAGAGCTTCAAGCTGCCGCAACAGAGTCTCTTCGTTCATCGCTGGATCATGTCACCGACATCGTCGCGAAGGCAGCGAGGGTACATGCGGTTTCGTCTTCGGTCGTTGAGCTTGAGCATATCGACTACATCTTGCAGCAGGTTTCTCGCGTGATCGAAGAAGAAGTTGTGTCGGTGGACAAGAAGCTCGCTGACACAATACAGGAGAAGCTGCAAGCGATCAAGCTACCCGCAGGCAAGTCCGGTGAAGCCGATGCAGAAGAGAACGCTCGCCTGCTTCGTGATGCGATGAAGGACATGGATCGGAGTATTGGAGAATGAAGACCCCTTGCACAGTGTTGGTCAGGTTCTTGATTTTCGTGGCAGTCTTGTCGCTCTTCTTTTGGGCTTGCCCATGTTGACCGAACGGTGGACAACGCTGCTGCCTCACGATGAGCAGCGAAGGTTGTGGGACAGCAACGCACGCTTTCGTGTTGTTCCCGCTGGTAGGCGATCAGGGAAGACAGAGCTTGCGAAGCGAATGCTGGTGCGGGAATCATTGAGCGCAACCTGGGCAGATGCTTGGTTCGTTGCAGCTGCTCCCACAAGGGATCAAGCGAAGCGCATTTATTGGCTCGATTTGAAGAAGTTGGTGCCGAGATCGATGCGCGTGATCGTCAGCGAGAGTGAGCTATCTATTCGTCTTGTCAACGGTGCAACACTCTCTGTCGTTGGTATGGACAAACCAGACCGCATCGAAGGCCGCGCACTCGACGGCATCGTGCTTGACGAGTACGGGAATATGAAGCCTTCGGTGTGGGGCGAAAATGTCAGACCTGCGCTGTCTACCCCTGATCGATTGGGGTGGGCTTGGCTCATCGGCGTGCCTGAAGGGCGCAACCACTACTTCGAAGTGGCGACGATGGCACCGCATGCACCGGAATGGGATCTGTTTTCGTGGCCGAGTAGTGACATCCTTCCCGCGACAGAGATCGAAGCTGCGAAGTCAGAGCTTGACGAACTAACCTTTCGGCAGGAGTACGAAGCATCCTTCCTGGATTTTGCGGGAAGAGCGTATTACGCATTCGAACGCGAGACGCATGCCCGCGAGACACTGACTTACGACCCTACGAAGCCTCTGATCTTCTGCTTCGACTTCAATGTTGAACCAGGGATTGCAGCGGTGCTTCAGGAGTTGGATGGTTTCTCTTGCGTCATCGGCGAGGTATGGATTCCCCGCAACAGCAACACACCCGCCGTGTGCCGCAAACTCCTGAAGGAATGGGGACATCACACAGGAGATGTGCTTTGCTTCGGTGATGCAACGGGAGGTGCGCGAGGCAGCGCCAAGGTACAAGGCAGCGATTGGGATCTCATCAAGACGGAGCTTCGGCCTGTCTTCGCTGACCGTATCAAGTTTCGTGTTCCACGCGCAAACCCAAGAGAGCGTGCGCGAGTGAATGCTGTCAATTCTCGCTTTCGAACTGCCGATGGTGCCATACACATGAAGGTCGATTCTCTCAAAGCTCCACATGTAGTAGATGACTTCGAAGGAGTCACCTTGCTGGAGGGTGGCAGCGGCGAGATCGACAAACACGCTTCACCTAAGCTCACTCACCTGAGCGATGCCATCGGCTACTACATCTGCCGTTCTTTCCCCACTCGCATCGGCATGGCAACAACCAAGACGATCAGCATAGGGTGACAACAGAAATCACAAAGCAATCCAAGGTGTCGCTCGCGCTAGCTGGTGCAGTGTGTGCATCTGTCTTGATCGGTGCGATGTGGATTCAAGGACGCATTGCGCAGATCGATGTTACATGCAGAGACATCCAGTTTGAGCAGACGCGAATCCTGGAACGCTTAGATGCAATGGGGGCAGAGCGCTGGACAATTCAGATGATGGAGAACTGGAGCCTGCGTTTGAAGCTCGGCAACGACACTCTTACAATCCCAAATACCGTGGGCACGGGGGAAGTGCGATGATCGTCCAGGCCCACACAGCGAAGAAGCTACAACAATGCCGAAGGTAACGAAGAAACTCACTTACAAGAGCTACAAGAAGAAGGGCATGCACCGTATGCCTAAATCACGAAACCCGAAGAGAAGGAAATCACGATGAAACCCGGATGGAAAACGACAGAGATGTGGGCAACAGGTGTTGTCGCTTGGTTGATGAACGATGTCATGGCCCAAACAAACGAGCCTTGGGTCATGGCGGCAGGCTGTATCGCGATGGCAATGGTTGCCAGCGCATACATTTGGAGTCGCACCAAAGCGAAAGCGGAGGTGCCCAGTGCGTAGCCTATTCTTGCCGCTCTTGTTGTTGTGTGCTTCGTGCGCAGCACTCGACAAGATGATTCCCGTGACGGACCCGGAGACAGGTGTTGTCACAGAAGCTCGCGTTGGTGATGTTGTCGCGGATGCGGTTGACGCATACACGCAACCAGCGGCAAACATCATTAGCACAGCCATTCCCAACCCGATTGTGGGCGCAGGGATCGCTGCTGCGTTACTCGCTGCCGCTGGCGCAGCAACTTCGCGTCTTCGAAAGAAGCGAACCACTGAGGCTTGAACCCCACTTCTCTGTCGGAGCAAACACGATGAACAATGTCAGCAGTCCGTCATCTGCGTACAAAGCGATGGCAGAGAAGTGGGAACTCATTCACGATCTGCTCGGAGGCACATCGAGGATGAGAGAAGCCGGGAGGACTTGGCTTCCGATGGAGACGCGAGAAGAGGCACTCGCGTATGAAAACAGGCTTGAGCGCTCGTATTTGTACGGTGCGTTGTCTGACACCATCAACAAGATTGTGTCGAAGCCTTTTGCTCGTCCTGTAGTCGTTCGAGGAACCATACCTCCTGCTCTTGAGGGTGTGGTCAATGATCCTTCGATGCGAGGGCTCAACCTCACCCAGTTTGCTCGCGAGCTATTCAACGATGCTGTGATTCATGGTTGCGCACACATCTTGATTGACTTTCCTCGCGTTGGGGAAGGCTTGTCTCTCGCTGAGGAGCGTGCCGAAGAAGTGCGTCCATACCTTGTGCGCGTGTCTCCTCCTGATCTGATTGGTTGGCGAAGTGATCGGCAGATGGGAGGACGCGAGCGGTTGACAGAGGTGCGGATCAAAGAGTATCGAACCGAGAGTGACGATGCGTGGGGCGACAAGGAGGTTGAGTGCGTTCGTGTGGTCCGCGAATCGGAATGGCAGCTGTGGGAGAGGATAGGAGATCGAGAAGATTGGCAGATGATCGATGAGGGGACGCACACATTTGGCGCGGTTCCGATTGTTTCGATGTACATCGACCCAACTGGCTTTATGACAGCGAATCCCCCATTCCAGGATCTCGCTTGGCTGAACCTTGCGCACTGGCAGAGCTTGAGCGACCAACGAAACATCCTGCGCTTCGCTCGAATGCCGCTGCTCTATCAGTTCGGGATCAGCGAAGAGGAGATAGAAGGTGAGATCACCATTGGTCCGTCACAGCTGATAAGGAGCATCAACCCGGATGCGAAGATGGGCTATGTCGAGCATGGGGGCAGAGCGATTGAATCTGGTGACAAGGATCTACGGAACCTGGAAGCGCAGATGGAGGTCATGGGACTGCAACCGCTGATCTCCAAGACCGGAGGCGCAACGGCAACGGGGCGGGCACTCGATGAATCGCGGACGCACTCAAACATTCAGGCATGGATTCGCGCTCTGGAGAACACACTGCTGGAAGCGTTGGCTGCTGCGGGCGAGTGGTCAGGAGTAGAACTGTCTGATGATGTAGCTGTCGATGTCTTCAGCGACTTCGGCCTAACGCTGAAAGCAGAGCAGGACATTCGCGTGCTGGTCGATATGCGCAAAGCTAATCTCATCACTCACAAAACATTTCTTGAGGAGATCAAGCGAAGAGGGCTGTTGTCTGATGCCGTCGATGTCTCGGTTGAAATAGAGATGATTGAAGAAGAGAGCATCGAGCAGGCGGGTGCGCTTGAAGGTTTCCTTGCTGGCGACGAACAACAGGAGGGGACACTTGGAGAAGCGACAAAGAGTGATTGAGGTTTGCGATCTAGCCACAACGGTCAAGCTCAAGAAGGTGCGGGCACGGGCCGACGAGAGAAAGGCGAAGGATAAACAGAGAGCAGAACTAGAAGCGAGAAAAGCGGAGGCGAGAGCGGACATGATGGCGACGAAGCTGGAGCTTCAGCGAATGCGGTTGGCAATGTCTTCGCGTGAAGCCGCTGCTCGACATCTCGCACACTTCGCGGGTCTGTACATGTTTCTTTGCGTGATCGCGTTCTTGGTCGCAGTGCGAACGCTCGATTCAGAACTGGTTGCTGTGGTTGCAGGACTCATCACCTTGACGGTCACAACCATTGGCGGGCTACTTCGGTCAATCGTCACCGAAGGCAACGGTGACGAGACGAGAAGAGAACTGCCCGCAGCGAAGAAGAAATGACAGACGCTCGCATTGAAGCCTTCGGCAAGCTGCTGTCCGCGAATGAACAGTTGGCTAGCGACACGATCAGACACATGTTGGTGCTTGAGCGTTTCAAAAAGTCGGAGGTGTGGAAGATCACACGCTTCTTGGAGGAGAGTGTATTCCCTGACATCGTTGCTCGCGTTGACGGTGGGCTAGGAGCGATTGCATCAAGAGGTCTGCGAGCCATCGAGTCGAAGCGTCTTGCGGACACGCTGATTGCGATCAACGCAACCATTGGAAAAGGAGTCAGGGCAGCAGGGCAGTTTGCGCTTGAGGACTTCAAAGAACTCGCGATCCTGGAATCTCATTGGCAAGCAGCATCGCTGAAGGAAGTGCTTCCGCTCGAAGGGGTGAGCTTCAACATACCTTCGGCGCAGATGCTGAAGGCAGCGGTCTTTGATGCGCCAGTCAACGGGCTGACAATGAAGGATTGGTTCAAGGGTATGGAAGAGAACCTGTACCTCAGTGTGAAGAAGCAGATTTCGATAGGGCTTGCGCAGGGGGAGACGGTTCCGCAGATGGTTCGTCGTTTGAGGGGAACCAAGGCAGCGAAGTTCAAAGATGGTGTCTTTGCTACAACGAAGCATCGAGCCGAAGCGCTTGTTCGCACATCAACCAACCATGTGAGTACGCGAGCAAGAGAAGCGACCTACGCAGAAAACGATGATGTTATCAAGGAAATTCAGTTGGTGGCAACGCTGGATTCGCGCACCTCTGATATCTGCATGGGATACGATGGGCGCACATTTCCGATCAACGAAGGGCCGCGCCCACCGTTCCACTTCAATTGTCGCACAACAACTGTTCCAGTTACGAAGAGTTGGTCAGAGCTTGCAGGGCTTGACATCAAAGAGCCACCGTCGAAAGCGCAGAGAGCTTCGATGACAGGAGAAGTGCCAGCAAAAACGACATACGGAAGCTGGCTGAAGAACCAATCGAAGGCAATTCAAGATGAAGCGATTGGGCCTGCCCGCGCTGCGCTGTTTCGTGCGAGAAAGATCGGTGTCAAGGATCTGACGAACAAGTTTGGCAGATCCTTGAGCCTGACGGAGTTGCACGCGATGATTGCAGCGAAGGCAGCGAAGGTTGGGTTGCCGAAGCCTAAAGTGCCGAAGCCGGTTGCGCCTCCCCCGAAGCCGGTTGCGCCTCCTCCCGTTGCACCCGTTGCACCCGTTGCACCTCCCCTCCCT